TGCTGGTATTGGTGGTTTTATGGGTCCTGTTGAAGATTTCGTAAGAGGAAAATATCCTGAGATTGATGAGAACGAGTTAGTTTTAATTTTGATTGGTATAATTGCAACATATTTTATAGACAACAAAAAAATTGTTACAAAAATCTATACAAAAATACAAGAGGATGGTTTGAGTGGGATTTTTGATAGAATATTGAAAAAAACTGATACATTCACAAATACATTTATCAATTTTATTGATAGCTTGGGTTTAACTTTCCACAAAATAACAAATATGTTAAGCTATACTTTTATTATCCCAATATTACCTATGATATATCAAATGGTTGAAGATGGAAGTACTGAAAATGTGGATTTGAAACAATTAGCTATCAGAATTATTAGTTTTACAGGTTTAACACTTTCAGGTATCATCTTCAAAGAATTATTATCCAAATTAGTTAAAAGATTCAAATCATAATATTTGAGTTTTCAAGATTTATATTTTATCCTTAAATCAAAAAGGATAAATTATGCAAAAATTCGACTTTAAGGACATTACACTAGTTCCTGAAACAATTTCCACAATATCATCAAGAAGTGAAATTAATATTTTCACACCAGAGGGGTCTCTCCCAATCATAGTTAGTCCAATGGACACTGTAGTTAACAAAGAAAATTACGAAATATTCCTAGATGAAAACCTTGAGGTATGTTTACCTAGAGGTGAAAGGCCATACTACGACAATACATTTTGGTCAATTTCTTTATCAGACTTTGAATTAATGATACATAAACATAAAACTTATGGTACTATGGTTCATCAAAAAAGGATATTGGTTGATATTGCAAATGGTCATATGTCAAAACTATATGACTTGTGTAAGTATTTCACTGAAAATATGAAAAGTACAAACCAATTAATGATTGGAAATATTGCAAATCCTAATACATACGAGTTATTTGCCGAACTTGGTGTCGATTATATTAGAGTTGGTATTGGTGGTGGTTCAGGATGTTTAACTTCAGCAAATACTGGTGTGCATTATCCAATGGCTTCTTTAATATCAGAGTGTTATAACATCAAAAAGAAAAGAGGTTATACAACAAATATTGTTGCTGATGGTGGATTTAGAAACTATGATGATATTATCAAAGCATTAGCCCTTGGTGCCGATTATGTGATGTTAGGTGGAGTATTAAACAAAACATTGGAATCTTGTTCTCCTGTTTATTTAGGTAAACTCATTCCATTAAATGAAAATACCTCCAAATATGTTTGGAATAATTTCAAATTCCTTAGAAAGTTTATGTATAAGAAATTTAGAGGAATGAGTACAAAAGAAGTACAAAGAAAGTGGGGTAAAAATAAGTTGATTACATCTGAGGGTATTACGAAATACAATAAGGTAGAATATACATTAGATAAATGGATTGAAAATCTTGTAGACTATCTAAAATCAGCAATGTCTTATACTAATTCAAAAACACTTGAGGAGCTCAAAGAAACCGAATATGTGTTTATAACAGAAAATGCTTTGAAAAGATTTAATAAGTAATATCAAACAAAGGTAATCAGGACTTTTAATTCTTGATTACCTTTTATTACTCTATGATATACACCTTCAGGTATATAATACTTTTCACCAATAACTAATTTTTTAGGGAATTCGTTGTCCATTTGTAAAAACCAATCATCCCCATCCAATATTTCAACTAATCTATTTTCCCTATCACGATGCCATTTTAATTCCTCATCGTCAACATCAGGTGAAAATGTTCTTAATCGTTTATTACCAATTATTTCTTGTTCGAAAGGTAGTTTTTCCATTACCAACTAGCACTTGACTTTAAACCCAATTTTTTTGCGTGTCGACCAACATTACAACTCCAATAACCAGCAGTTGTTCTATCTTTCTTTTGGTCACACTTATGTCTTGCTCTAAATGATTTTGCTGCTTTTGGATTTCTATTTCTCACCTTTAGGTTGGGGTCACCAAATGTTACTTTCTTGATTGTTCCTTTTGGTGTTTTAACATATACCGCAAACTTTTTAGGTCCTCCTGGTGTTCTAAATGGTGAATTAAGTTTAACATTTTTTCCGTGATGTTTTGCTTCAAACAATAATTCTTCAACTTCCTCTTCATACATTGGAGCATCTAACCATACCTCATCCCCATTTTCTAATAAAACTTTTTTACCTAAATCTGACTCAACCAACCAAGTGTCCTCTTCATTCAATTCTATTTTACCATCATAATATAAGTTTCTTACCTCATTAATTAACTTAAAATATTTCTCAGAGTATATTCTAAAAATATTTTCATTCAATGGAATCTTATTTTCCAAATGATATTTTAAATCCTCAGAAATCATACAATGTTCAGTCAATTTCATTACCGGATTTAGTGATTCTCTTAGAACTTTCTTTATTAAGTTATCTAACTTGGTACTCATATATTTTGTTTTTAAAATAAATATCCTTATATTAGTAATGATATTTTATAATCACAATTAATAAATGACTATGTTACTAATTTTATTTTTAATCGTTCATACCTTTATAAGAATATACATTTTTGCTAAAGTATTTTATCTAATGTGTATGACTTATTATTATCCCGAAACATATCCTATTTCATTATTAACTTGGTGGATTTATTTTTTAATTTTTGATATATGGATTGACCATTTATTGAATAACAAAAAAATAGAAAAAGTAATAGAAAAAAAAGATGAGTCCATCGATTGAGGGATTTTTTTATTTTGTTAATCTTGTTATATTTATAAAGAAAAAAGTTTATGAAAGGTTACAATATAAAAGAATCTAATATACGTAAAGTTATCCGACAAAAATTAATGGAACAAATGGAAACGTCTGAACCAAAGGAAGAAAAAAAAGTTAGATGTGTTCCTGAAAATATTATGCCATTGGAGGAAATTGTAGGAAATGCTGGAGAGTATGTAACATACGCACCTGGTGTTACAAAAAGAAAAATGGGAGTTAATTCTATGGTAGATACTTTAGGTATTTTGAATAATTTAAGATTATTCAAAGACATCAAAGATGGTGGTTCTCACTTAGCTTACGATATGATGCACCATTTAAATAAGTTCAGAAACAAAAATTATTACGATGAAACAACAGGTGGTTGTAATAAAGCTATGGACAAAATTATTGAATTATACAAAGAAAACGAACACGGAACTGAACTTGTTAAAGATATTGAGAGAGTTTTAAATCTTCAAACTAAAGATGATGAATTAACTCCATCACCAAGAGCGAAAGAATACCTGAAAAGAGCTTTGGCTTTAGTTAAAGGTGAATAATCTAACCTCTTAGGAGGACTATTAGGACCGTTTGCTGTTACGGCAACAAAAAAAGAGGACATCGCTACGTCCTCTTTTTCTTTTATATCCTATTTATTAAGAAAATTTACTATGAAAAACAAACTATTTTTCGGATGGGAAAATATTAAATGGTTAATTAGAGAAGTTACTAATATGTATTCATCTAAAGAATCATTTTTTTCCAAAAAAAGGATTGAGTCCGGAATCGCTTTCATCATTGCACAATGGGGAATGATTTTCTTTTTATTAGAAAAACATTCAGTTCTAACAATGACTGATTTGATTATGTGGGCAGGTGTTGAGTTTGCAATCTCAGGTTATATTATTCACCAAATCCAAAAAGAAAAGAAAACTGAAGAACAAAAAGAAGAAACCCCCAACGAATAGTCAGGGGTTTTTTGTTTTACTTTACTTCTTCAAACTCTACATCTGAACCTGTAAAACCATCAGTGTTTTCAGTTTGTTCACTCACATTACTATAAAGTTCTTGGGTAATTTTTTGCATAATTGAATTAACATTATCTAACGCAGGGTCAATTTTTTCAATTTCACCAGTGTTTTTAGCCTCTTTTAATTCCTCCAAACCTTTTTTAACTTCTTCTTTGTGTTCATCAGAGATTTTTTCATCCAAATCCTTCAAAGTTTTCTCAATATTAAAGATTGTACTATCAGCCTCATTGATTTTTTCAGCTTTTTCTTTAGCTAATTTATCACTTTCAGCATTTTCCTCAGCTTCTCTCTTCATTCTGTCGATTTCTTCTTGTGAAAGTCCAGATGATGACTCAATTCTAATCGTTTGTTGTTTGTTTGTTCCCTTGTCTAAGGCCGAAACATTGATAATACCATTTGCATCGATGTCAAAAGTAACTTCGATTTGAGGAATACCTCTCATTGATGGTGGAATACCATCTAAATGGAATCTACCAATAGTTCTGTTGTCTTTTGCCATTGGTCTTTCACCTTGTATTACGTGAATTTCAACAGAAGGTTGATTATCTACCGCAGTTGAGAAGATTTGTGACTTTTTGGTTGGAATTGTTGTATTTGCTTCGATTAATCTTGTCATTACACCACCCATTGTCTCAATTCCTAATGAAAGTGGGGTAACATCCAATAAAAGAACATCTTTTACATCACCAGCTAATACACCACCTTGAATCGCAGCACCCAAAGCAACAACTTCGTCAGGATTTACACCTTTTGACGCTTCTTTTCCGAAAAACTTCTTAACTGCTTCTTGAATTGCAGGGATTCTAGTAGAACCACCAACCAAAATAACCTCATCAATGTCATTAATTGTCAATCCAGCGTTTTTAAGAGCTGATTTACAAGGTGCAATCGTTCTTTCAACCAATTTATCAATAATTTGTTCAAACTTTGCTCTTGTAAGTGTTTTTACAAGGTGTTTTGGTTGATTATCAATTACCATAAAGTAAGGTAAGTTAATTTCAGTACTTTGAGATGAAGATAATTCAATTTTTGCCTTCTCAGCTGCCTCTCTTAACCTTTGGATTGCCATAGAATCATCATTCCAAGCACCATTGTTCTCATTTTTGAACTCGTTTTTTAACCAATCAGAAATAGCATTGTCAAAGTCATCACCACCTAAGTGTGTATCACCATCGGTTGATAATACTTCAAATACACCACCACCTAATTCTAGTACAGATACATCGTGTGTACCCCCACCACAGTCAAAAACAACGATTTTAGAGTCCTTGTTTTTCTTATCAAGACCATAAGCAAGAGCAGCTGCAGTTGGTTCATTGATAATTCTCTTAACTTTCAGACCCGCAATCTCACCAGCTTCTTTTGTTGCTTGTCTTTGAGCATCATTGAAGTAAGCAGGAACTGTGATAACGGCTTCAGTTACTTCTTGACCCAAATAATCTTCAGCAGTTTGTTTCATTTTCTGTAACACCATTGCTGAGATTTCTTGAGGTGAGAATTGTTTATCATCAATCTCTACTCTTGGGGTGTTGTTTTTCCCTTTTACGACCTTATAAGGAACTCTCTTAACCTCTGACTTGGTTTCGTCATAATTTGAGCCCATAAAGCGTTTGATTGAATAAATTGTTTTGTCAGGATTGGTTACAGCTTGTCTTTTTGCTGGGTCTCCAATCTTTCTTTCACCATTGTCAACAAATCCAATGATTGAAGGGGTTGTTCTTTTACCTTCATTGTTTGTTATTACAATTGGTTCTCCATTTTCCATTACGGCTACACACGAGTTTGTAGTCCCTAAATCGATTCCAATAATTTTACTCATATTTTGTTCGTTTTTGTTTGAATTATATTGTTTATTTTTTATGTAGTCAATTCTACTCACAAACATTTGTTATAAAAAATTAATCCAAACCTTTTTAACCTGACAAATTGTCAGTTTTAATGACAAAACATAATTTTTTTTATTATTTTTATAAAAAAATTGATTTTTCTAAAATCTTATCGTATTTATTCCTAAAAGAAAAAAAATGGACATCAATCTAAACAACATATACAATTTTTAATTCATAACCCCCTTATTATTAGGGGGCTTTTTTTTATAAACCAATAAACAAAATTAATAACAAAAATGAAAAACACACAAATCTACAACGAGTTAGTACAAAAGATGAGAAACTTTTTCCAAGCCAAAGGTTTCTTGGAGGTTCCAACACAATCTAGACTTTCAATCCTTGCCGCTTGTGAAAATCCACATAGCATCACAAAATTTGAATATTCAGGTGAAATTTGGCCTTTACCACAAACAGGTCAAATGTGGTTGGAATATGAATTACTTCTAAATCCTGAATTTCCTGGTGTATATTGTATCTCCACATCATACAGACAAGAAGCAAACCCAATCCCTGGTCGTCACGACTTAATCTTCCCTATGTTCGAAGTTGAAACAAAAGGAACTAAAGAAGATATGGTTAAACTTCAAGCGGAAATGTTAGAATATTTGGGATTTGATATTCCAATAGTTGTAGATTATAATGAACTTTGTGAAAAATACGGAACTGAAATCCTTGAAGCTGAACACGAAACAAAAATGTGGAATGAAATCGGTGATTCTATCTCACTTCAAAACTTCCCATTGAGAACAAATCCTTTTTGGAATATGCAAAAGGGTGAAGGTGACAAATTCCAAAAGGTTGATGTTATCCTTTTCGGTCAAGAAACAATCGGTTCTGCTGAAAGAAGTTGTGATAAAGAAAGTATGAAAGAAATGTTCTACACAATCGAAGGTGGGAACTACTCAGCAAAACTTTTTGAATTATTTGGTAAGGAAAGAGTAGAAAAAGAATTGGAACATTTCTTATCTTTGGATTTCTTCCCAAGATTTGGATGGGGTTGTGGCCTTACAAGATTGGCAAGAGCTTATGAATTGAATCTTACAAAAAAACTTACTGAAGCAATCATTTAATTATGGCGAAAAAACTAAACCCTGAACCTCAAATGACACAAGATACCAAATCAGAAGTTGTTATAGACCACGGAGATATCATCCAAATATGGAAATATGACAAAAAATTGGGTAGAAATGCCTATGAAGTGGAAAATGTTTATAAAGGGGAAGCTAAGTTTAGTAAATTAAAAAAGGGGTCGAAATAGACCCCCTTTTTTTTATTCTTTTTCCTCTTTTCCTGAGTATTTAACCCCCATTATTGTACCGATTATACTAAATGCGTTAGTTAATAATATACCTAACATATTTGACCAAGTAGAACCAATCATTTGTGTATCTTTGTTTATTACTAAAGCCAAAATATACATAAATGTGGTTATAATACCGATAGATATAATAACACCTAATGCAATTCTCACGATGTTACCAATTAATTCGGTTTGTTTTTTCTTTTGTAGAACATCCAAATCATTAACCGCTGCAGTTTTGGCTTCTTCTGCTTGGATTCTTGCTAATTCTGACTTGGCCATCTCTTGTTGAAGTTCCACACTCATTCTTTGGTTGTCTTGTTGCCAAGCAAGTAACTCTCTATTTTGAACTTCGAAAGTCATTTTTGCCTCCTCAACCTCTTTCAAAGAAACTTGGAGTTCATCCATTATTCTTTGATTTTCAGTATTGAGTTCAATTAGTTCTTTGTTCTTTTCCTGAACTTGTTTTGTTATTTCTAACCTTTTTTTTCTTGTTTCTTTATCTTTATCCTTACAATTCTCAACATATTTAGCAAAATCAGGGTCATCTGAAGAGTCAATAATCTTCAAAATATTACCTTCTAAACCAATATTTTTCTTTTCGAGTAATTCTATTAACTCTTGTTTTGTTTCCTTATTAAATTTCATTATTTATACACCTTAAATGAGGCAGTTCTTTTTTTATAGCCTTCATAATCTTTTTTGAATTCTTCTAATCTAGGTTCGATATCATCAGATTTTATAATCCAAAATTGTGCGCCAGCTTGAACAGCTTTAGCTTGTTCTTCAGGTTCATTAGATGAGGATATAATCCCTATAACCACATTATTACCATACTCAAAGTTAATCTTTCTAATCAATTCTATACCATCAAAGGAAGAACCAATTATATTTAAATCAACGAATACACACTCAGGTCTATCTGAAAAATCACCACCCAACCATTTTTGAAAAAGTTTAGCGGCTTCATCAGAACTATTCAATGATTTTAGTGATAAACTAATATCTAATAAAGAACAAGCGTCTTCAAAAACTAAATGGAACAAGTCCTCATCATCTACCAACATTAACGAATCAATCATTTTTTGTTTTTTTTTTATTTTATGTTTATTTTCATTTTAGTACCAATATCATTTTTTTCACATGTAATTTCAAATCCGTGTTCTTCTAAAATTGCAACACAAATATTTAACCCTAATCCTGTACCACTCTCTTTTTGTCCTTCTTTTCTTGTATATGGTTTTGATAAATGGTCGAAATCTTGTTGAGTGATTCCTCTACCATTATCTTGTATTATTAACAAATCCCCCTCCATAAATATTTTAACAAATTTCGTATCAGAATCGTTATATTTCAAACCATTTCTTATCAGATTATCAATTGATGTACAAAACAATGACTCATTCACATCTTTAGTTATTAATTCCTCGATATGAACCTGACTTTTGTATGAGGTTGTTGTTAAGTAACTTTCTAAAATACTTTTTAGATTACATTCTGTTTTATTTAATACAACATCTTTTTTTACTAAGTTTGTAAATTCATAAACACCTTTATAAACTTTTTGAGCATGGCTCAACCCATCTTTAATCATTTTAAATGGTGCTGTTATTTTTAACTCCTCTATTTGTTCAATAGTTAATCTTCGTTCTAATGAACTAACTCCCCTAGGTATGTATGTGTTAATACCTGAGTGCATATCGTGTCTTAGAATCTTTGCTGCGTGTTCTAAATAAGTGTTCTTTTTCTCAATTTCTATTGATTGTGTAATTCTATCAGTTATATCTGTTGCAATTTTCATTACTCTTTGTACTTTACCATCTATATCAAATACAGGATTATATGAAGCTTGAATCCAAACTTTGTTTTTATCTTTAGTAAACCTTAAAAACTCATCAGTAACATATTCTCCACTTTTTAACAATTTCCAAAACTCTTTATATTCAGGAGATTTTGAATATTCCTTTGAAACAAAAATCTTATGATGTTTACCTTTTAATTCTTTTTCTTCATAACCCATTTTTTCACAGAATAAACTATTAGCAAACATAATTTTACCATCCAAATCAAACTCAATAACCATATTCGATGTATTAATAGCATTCATCCTATTTTTTATATCAATTTCTTTTTTCTTGACTTCTGTTACATCATATCTGATTGACATATACCCCAAAAACTTACCATTTTCATCAAAATCACCTTTTATATATGAATCAACCCAATATAAGTTACCATTTTTATCCCTATTTGTAACAATCTCATTCCAAATCTTTTTCTCAACGACAACATCTTTGTACATATTAGCCCAAAACTCCTTGGGATGTTTACCCGAATTAACAATACTATGGTCTTTTCCTCTTACTTCATCTAAAGACCATCCAGATACTTCCTCAAACTTTTTATTTACATATGTTATTCTACCTTTATTGTCCGCTTTAGAAACCAAAACAGATGTATCAACAAACTTTTCGAACTCTTGTAAATTACCTCTCAAAATATTACTTTCTTTAACCGAATAAGCAAAAGAATATAGTGATGATAACATTTGAGCAAAGTTAACTTCTAATCCAATCCATTCCCTTAATGTTTTACTCTCAATACACACAACACCAATTACATCGCCTCTGTACATAATTGGAACATCCAACATAGATTTAATACCAAGGGGTTTCAAATACCCTTCAACAAAACAATATGTTGCGGTATGAGTTTCAGCATTGTTTGCAATAATAATCGGATTGATTTCTAAGTGTTCAAAATAGGCGATAAAATCTTTTTTATACATTTCCGCCCCACTATACCATTCATCTTCTTTTTTAATATAAAGTTGTTGACAGATAATTGAGGTTTTATCTGAATTATATAACCAAATTGAACATCTATCAGTATCAATTGATTCTGTTACTTCCTTTGTTAAAGTTTTTGCCCCATCCTTTACATTTCCTTGATAAAATAATGAATTGTGTGATTGTGATATAAGAACTTTGTTAAGTTTTTTGGAGTATTGTGTTAATTTTATATTATGTTTTAATTTATTAGTATATTCTTTTACCAAGATTGAAAAGAATGGTAAAAAAAACAATAAAACAAGATAATTCAATTATTTTGATTAATTGTAGTGCGTCATTTATAAAAAATAATGAAATCATCTTCATTATAAAGAAAATTGACATAATTAAAACTGAAAAGTAAATAGAAATTTTAACCTTGATTGACATAATTGATAACTTTTTTTTATATAAATACTAACTGAACCTAGTTAATTGGTATTTATAAAAAAAACTATAAAACTATGTTAAAAATCGGTTCACAAGGAGAATTAGTTAAACAACTCCAAACAAAATTAGGCGTTACTGCCGATGGTGCATTCGGTCCTGGTACTGACAAAGCACTTAAAGAATGGCAAACTAAAAATGGTTTAGTTGCTGATGGTATTGCAGGTCCTGCAACACTTGAGAAAATGGGGGTATCTCTTCCAAAAGTCGAAAAAGAGACATTAAAATTGGACAAACTTAAAGGACAAATTCCTGATTCAGTAATCAATGAAATTAATGCCAATGGTGAAAAGTTCGGTATTATCACGAATTTGAGATTGACACACTTTTTAGCACAATGTTCAACAGAATCAGGTAACTTCAAAGCTGTTAATGAGAATCTTAATTACTCAAAGGATGGTTTGATGAAAATTTTTCCAAAGTATTTTCCTGGTAACTTAGCTGAATCTTACGCTTATAAACCTGAGAAAATTGCATCTCGTGTTTATGGAAGTAGATTGGGTAATGGTGATGAAACAACTAAAGAAGGTTGGAAATATCGTGGAGCAGGTTTTATACAGTTGACAGGAAAAGACAACTTCAAAAAATTTGGTGAGTTTTTAGGTGAAGATTTAGTAACAAATCCAGACTTAGTTGCAACGAAATACCCTTTAACTTCCGCAGCATTCTTTTTCAATAGTAACAATCTTTGGTCTGTTTGCGACCGTGGTACTGGTGAAGATGTTGTAACAGAAGTAAGTAGAAGAGTAAATGGTGGATTCAATGGTTTAGACCACAGAAAACACGAGTTCAAAAGATTCGAAAAATTACTTTTAGCTTAAAAAAATTAAACCCCACTTTTTAGGTGGGGTTTTTTATTATAAGAACTCAATTTCGTTTGTCTCAGGATTCCATTCGATTGTAAGTGGTTTGTGATGGTAATTATAACTTTCATTTAATACTGCGGCATTAATGTAGTGAGTGTCACCATCAAATGTGTAACCATATCCTGTGTGAATGTGTCCACACACATGAATCTTTGGTTTAATTTCTTTGATTCTATCAGTCAATAATTCACAACCAAGATTTTCAGGTCTACCAATTACTTTATCAACATAACCATAAGCAGGTCCGTGAGTAATTAATATGTCTGTATTATTTGGAATGTTACCCCACTTTTCTTTTAACTCATAACCATTCCTTGGAAGATTGAATGCCCAATTATAAAACTCAGGTTGCCAAGGACTACCATAAACACTTACAAGTTTTTCACCCACCAATACTTCATTATCTTCTATATATGTTATGTCACTATAGAAGTCCAAGATTTCTTTTACTTTCTCAGTATTGATTTGGAATCCCCAATCGTGGTTACCCGCAATGAATACTTTGTGAGTGTAATTGTCCAAACTATTGTACCATTTACAGAACTCACGAATTTCGTGTTCATAACCCATAGAAGATATATCACCAGCATGGATTAACAAATCACCACCAGGTAAATCATCAGTAACAAACTTGTGTTTGTTGTGTGTGTCAGATATAAATGTTATTTTCATAATTGTTGTATTGTCTTTATTTTAATACAAATATAAAGATATTTATGAATAAAAAATACAAAAATGAAAACAATTATTAGATTAACAGAAAATGATTTATACAAAATTGTTAAGAGAGTAATCTCAGAACAAGTAAGTGATGAAAACAAAGCAGGAAATTACCTTAAAAATAGTGTCCCATATTCTTTCAAAGGTCTATTTCCAATAAGACCAGATGTACAAAGTGCAACAATAACCTTCGATAGAACCCTTGGTAACATACCATCACCTCAAATTACCAAACAACCTATCAATGTTGCAGGTATTGAAAATGGTGTTCATTTTTTTATTAAAGATGAATCAGAAAGTCTGAAGTCTTATTTGAACTCCGTTTTGACTATGAACCTAAATAGTCTTGCAGGAAAACTAACAATAAATGGACAACCTTTAGACCAAGGGAGACCAGTTGACGAACCAAATGTAGGACCTACTTTTTACACAATTAGTAATGAGTTTAATAAATTGATTGGTGACCTTTCTTCAGGATTAGGTTTGTCAGGAAATCTGAACCCAAACAACGTTATGACATTTGTTAATTCAGTACCATCTATGACTAGAGATGAATTAAATAATATTATGAGAGCTGTAGAAAGTTTCAGAAAAGCATTCGGAAACTTCAAGACTGAGTTTGAAAAAAAGGGTGTTCAAGGACTTGATTTAGGTAAATTTTCTAACGTTGAAAAATATGGTCAAGCTTACTTTGGTGATAAAATGCAAGTGTATCTAACATTACAAGTTGATGATACAGGTGATGACCAATTGGATTCTAAATATGAAACATTCCGTGATATGATTGGACAACAATATTTGGAATTTGTAAAAAATGGAATAAAACAGAATAACATTTTTATACCTTCTTTAGAATCATTGTTTAAGGCGAGTCCAAGAATTAAAAACGAAATTGATAAAGGCGGTATTGGGGGAATGAACAAACTAAATCCTAAAATAAGTAAACTTGTTGTTGTGGTTTATTCACCAAATCCTGGAGGTGTAGAACTTGCTTAAAATATAAAAACACTACTTACGTAGTGTTTTTTTTTACCATTCCTTGTCTTGGAAGTCTGTGTAGTAAACCTTATTAGTGTAGTTAAATGAAAACTTTTCATTCTTGATTAGAGTTTTACAATAGTCTTTGTTTGGAAGTGATTTAGATAAGTAACTCATAAATGTTCTATCAATCCAAGCGGCTAATACATCATCCTTGTCATTACTATTGATATTCATCTTTTCTTCTGAGGATAGTGAATTGAACCAAGTCATAGCTAATGTGTAACTTTTATCAGTTATTCTATCAAAGTGAACTTCAACAGACTCAACTAATCTACCATTGTAAATCAACTCCACTCTAAAATCATACTTTGTTTTGTACTCAACAATACTATCAACGTAGAAAATAGAAAAAGGAATGTAATTCAAAGAATAATTTACCTTTTGATTCAAGTCAATTTTTAATCTTGTGGTATTGAAAGAAATGAAACTAGGTTTTGAATGATTGTCAATTGAAAAAACAGAATTAACCTCAGTTACATATTTTTGGGCATCAACAAACATAATATCATCACCATCGAAGTAATGTTTGTTTTTATTAACATCATTACCTTCAGCAATGTACAATTTGTTAGTTCTTATGATACCATTAGTAACATCAGAAATTGTGTCAATTGATTTAGATGGTAATGTTAAATCACCTACCATCATTGTAACTTGACAAAAAATAGATGTGGAAACCAAAAATGAAAGGAATAAAATACTTGTTCTCATAATCTCATCGTTTTTTTTTACAAGATAAACATATTTATTATAAAATAATAGAAAATAAAAAAAATTAAAAAATAAATTATGAGAAGAACTGTAAGATTAACTGAAAGTGATTTAGTTAAATTAGTAAA